TCATTATACTGAATATTATGATGATGAATCAATTGAGATTATAACATGTCACTATGCAAAAGATATATGCGCGTTTAATTATCAATTTGGAGAATAAATTATGATGTGTCGCAAGAATAAGTTTATCTTTATACACATAAACAAAACTGGTGGTAGTAGTATTACTAAGCTTCTAGTGAACGCTGAGAATCCTCCGCAGAAGCATACGTGGGCTTGGTGGTACAAAAAGTATAAGCCTACGGAATTTAATAATTATTTTAAATTCTCTATTATACGTAATCCTTGGGATAAATTACTGTCTCAGTATTTTTTTAGAGTTAAAGATAATACTCAACATGGATATATAGAAAGTGCTAAAGACATGAGTTTCTTGGATTTTTTATTAAATCCATTTCCTGCAAAGCACGCATCACAGCATAGTAAACTATTTGAAGGTGACGTATGCTTAGTCGATTTTATTGGCAGGTTTGAAAATCTTCAGGAAGACTTTAATACTATTTGCGACAAAATTGGAGTCCCGCAACAAGAACTTCCTCACGTAAACAAAACAAAACATAAGCATTACGCCGAATACTACGATGAAGAAACAAAACAAATTGTTGCAGAAAAATATGCAAAAGACATCGAATATTTTGGTTATAAATTTGGGGAATAATGGCCACTTTAATATATGAAGTTTGTTATTGTCGGTTGTGGATTGAGTGGGGCAACCGCAGCTCGTTTACTTAAAGACAAAGGTCATGAAGTAAAAATTTTTGAGTCCCGTAATCACATTGGGGGGAACTGTCATGATGTTGACATTGAAGGTCTTCACTTCCACAAGTATGGCCCACATATTTTCCATACGGATGATGAAGAAGTTTTTGAGTTTCTATCACGGTACACAGAATGGATTAACCTTGATTACAAACCAATTGGTAGAACTGCAATCGGTGACATCCCTCTTCCATATCACGATAAAGGCTGTGAGGCAGCTATAGGCAGGACACTTGATCAAGAGGAGATTAAAAAATACATTTTTAAAGACTACAGCGAGAAACAATGGGGGGTAGATTTCAGGAAGATTCCTAAAACAATCACGAACAGAATACCCAAAACAAAAGAATCAGAAAGCCCGACTTGGTTTGAGGGTCAAAAATATCAATGTGTTCCAAAAGAAGGATATACAAAGATGTTTGAGAGAATGTTGGATGGTATAGAAGTCGTTTTAAATGCGGGGCAAGAAGAATGGAAGCAGGGAGTCTGTGATAAAGTTATTTATACTGGCAGAATAGATCAGTATTTTAATTTTTGCTTTGGGGAATTACCTTATAGATCTTTAAGGTTTGATAACTATCCCACAATGGATAAGCAAGATGTACTTGTTTACAATGAATGCAATAAGGAGAACAAATGGACTAGACAATATGATCATTCTTATTTTAGCCCCAATCATTCTGGAGAAACCATAATTACAAGAGAATACCCCAAAGATATGGAACAAGGTGATATTCCATTTTACCCCATTCCTTGGGGAGAAGGTCAGGACAGGTATTTAAAGTATGAAGAATTAGCTAAAAAAGAGGAGAATACAATATTTCTGGGTAGATTAGCTAAGTACAAATATTTAGATATGTGGATGGCGGTTAAGCATGTTTGTTTAAAATTGAGGGGTTTCAGTGTATAATTGTATATATGTTTGAGAATAGAAATTATTTGATCTTCAATATGTCAGAAGTTGATTCGATTGACTTTACTAACGTGCTGGAAACGTCAACGGAAACGCTGCGCTTATCAGTAGATGAAACAAAATCGTTTGTTAAATGGGAGGGTGAAACTCCATCTTTTGTTTCTGATCTTACTAATACCGAAGGTCCATACTCTCACAGTCAGATCCTTGAGGTTCTTGCTGGTGAAGACTGGACTCCTACTGGTCAAATGGAGGTTTAATTATGGCATTATCCCACTCACCAAAAATAGTAACTGATGGTTTAGTTCTCTGCTTTGATGCAGCAGATCCTAAATCATATTCTGGTAGTGGTAATACTATTTACAATAGAGCTGATAGTTCCACTTACCCATCTATGACCTTAACAGGTGATACTTCTAATTATGGTAGTATTGGAAACGGTTATGTAACATTAGGTGGATCTGATAATTCTGATAGTAGTGGTGTATTTTTAAATGGGTCTGGAGATTTGGCAACCACCATTAATAATGATTTTACAACTAGTGGGTGGATGTATAGATTTAGTGGTTATTCTAATAATTCACACGAAATAATGTCTTATAGAAACTCATATTATCGTTTGTGTTTTGCTGTTAATGATTTAAGTATGCATTTTCAACAAAGAAGAACAGTATCACCATTTGACACGAACCAAACAGCTGCATCATCAACTAATTCTCGTGATGTTTGGGAGCATTTCACGGTTGTGAAGAATTCTAGTGGTATGAGTTTTTATAAAAATGGAGTTTTGATATCCACTAATTCATATACCTTCACGCAAACCCTTGGTCCAGTTTCTGGATTCGCAGCGAGTTACGCTATTGGTTGGAATAATCAAGACGATGATTATAGAGGAAGAACTTTAAATGGTAGAATAGGGCCAACACATCACTATAATAGAGCTTTAACCGCTCCAGAAATCCTCCAAAACTATAACGCCCAAAAAGGTAGATTCTCATAATTATGGCTACATCATATTCACCAAAAATAATAACAGATGGGTTGGTTCTCTGCTTAGATGCGGCGGATAAAAAATCGTATAGCGGTAGTGGTAATACTTGGACGGATAGGAGTGGAAATGGGAATGATGTAACCCTATATAATAGTCCAACTTTTACAACAGACAATAAAGGCTCTTTAAATTTTGATGAGGCAAATGATTATGGTAAAACTTCTAGCACAACCGTTTTAAATTCTTCAGCTTATACAAAAATAGCTTGGTTTAGACCAGAGGAAGCTTGTGCTAATATTATTAGTGGAGGAAGTGATTCGCAACATGCATTTTGGATGGCTGCGACTAACCACACATTATATGCTGGTCATAATAGTTCATGGTATCGTGTGAGTTATAGACCAAACCCTTCTGGTGATATGGTTGGTCAATGGTGGTGTGGGGCTGTTACTTTTAATACCACAAGTGGTTGGGTGTTATATATGAATGGAGATCAGGTTAATACGAGTAGTGACACAACAGTTATTAGCGGTAATGGTATAATTAGGATTGGTGCATACGATGATGCTAGTAATTTATTTAATGGTGATATTAACATTGTCCAAATTTATAACAGAGTTTTAACAGGAGATGAAGTCCTTCAAAACTATAACGCAACGAAAGGAAGATTCGGACTATGAGTGCAAGTGCAAACCCAGATATTGTTGATGATGGATTAGTATTTTTGTATGATACTGATGATGGTAAATCATATAAAGGGGAGCCTACTACTAACCTATTCCCATCACCACAACTAGATAACAACACGAATACAACAGTAGGAGAAGCTTCTATTACGTTAAAAAACTTTGGTAGTGATCTGGTTGGGCTTGAAATGATTCAAGCAGCGACTTCTAATATTGTAGTTTTTAGTATGGGTTCTTTAAGTAGCGCTGTAAGTGGAGGTACTTATACTTGGAGTTCTTATGTAAACAGTACTTCAATAGGGCATAAAGTTAAAGCGCAAGTCACTGTAAGGGTGGATGGAGTCAGATATTGGTTAACAAATAGCAATACATGGACAACATCTACGACAGAATGTACACATTTATTTGCGCCGACAATAGCAAATGAGTGGCACAGAGTAGATACACAGTTTACAATGCCTACTGGAACTCTAACAGAGTTTCAACTAGGGGGTTGGTATAGAAGCACATCCAACTTTACACTCAGAGTAGCAAACGCTCAGTTAGAATTAAAGTCTCACGCTACCCCTTTCGTAAACGGAACCAGATCAGCCACCCAAGGACTAATAGACCGTACTGGTAATTCAACAATTGATTTATCAAACGTATCATTTGATAGTAATGCACAAATGGCTTTTGATGGTACTGACGACTATGCGTTAACTACATTTACCCCAAGTGCAGACGATAATAAGACAATTTCTGTATGGGTTAATTTTGACATTTTAACGGGTTCGTTTAGTTATGTTGTGGGGTTAGATTATAGTAACTCTACCGACGGTTTCATACCTATATCAGTAGCGCCGTATAATGGCAACTGGGTACTGAGAATGAGACAGCAGCTTGGGACATTAGGCACAAATCTTGTTGTATATTCTAATCTAATTATAAATACAGGTGAATGGATAAATTTAGTTATTTCATCGAATGGTAGTGCATTTAATTTTTATAAAAATGGTGTGAAAGGGTCAGCTGTATCAGGCACTAATAACGGTAGATGGTTTTCAATCTTAAACGAACCTATTATGATAGGTGCTAGTGATTGGTTAACTAATCAATTACTTAGTACAACAGATGGTAAGATAGCAAATGTATCAATTTATAATAAGCAGCTTACTGACGCAGAAGTCCTACAAAACTACAACGCAACAAAATCAAGATTTAATTTATAATTTGTTGAATTTCTTTTTCTTTGTGTCTATAATTAGGTACATATGAACGAAATTAAACTCACTCTACAAGAGAACGAAGCTAACGCACTTCTTCAACTCATTGATGTCGCAGTAAAGTCTCAAGGTCTTCAGGTTGCTGAAGCAGGATCATTCCTTGCAACCAAGATTCAAGAACAAGCTAAAGCTCAATTACCAGCCCCAGAAGCTCCAGAGGCTCCTGAAACCGAAGAAGAAGCTTAATCATGCGTTTCTCAGGTAAAGAAAAGATTGTTAAAGAAATTCAATCTGAATTAGAATTAACTGTCGATGGCGTTGATGGCCCCAAAACATGGTCAGCTATTGTTGTCGGTCTCCTTGAGGGCAAGGAAGAGAAAGAGCTTATTCAATACGTACAACGAATTCTTCAGGTTGAAGATGACGGTATTGATGGCCCAATCACTTGGAAAACTCTAAAATCTTTACTTGTCGAAGAAGACTTTGTAACTCCTTCCACCTACCAACACGAATCAGAAGACAACGCCGAAGAGCTACTTTCCCCTAATGCTCTTAAGTTGGTTCTTGATTACGAGGTTGGAGGTGGAGAGGGTTATTACAATAAGTGTTTGAAGCGTCCTTGTTGGCCCAAAGGAGCTAGCGGGGTAACCATTGGAGTTGGTTATGATCTTGGTTATAATAGCCAGTCTCAATTTGCAGAAGATTGGGGTGGCAAGATTAGCGACTCTGACTTCAACCGTCTTCGCAAGTGTTTGGGATTCAAGGGAAGCGCAGCGAATGCTAGGGTTGGCTCAGTAAGAGATATTGAAGTGCCTTGGGAGGCAGCTCTAGCTGTATTTAAAGCAAACACTCTTCCACGCTTCATTAAGCTCACATTAAAAGCATTTCCTCAGGCAGACAAGCTCCATCCAGATGCGTTCGGAGCTTTGGTAAGCTTAGTTTTCAATCGTGGCAGTTCCCTAAAGGGTTCTCGTCGCGCAGAAATGGCTCGTATTCGTGATTTAGTCCCCAGCAAGAATTACGAAGCGATTGCCTTAGAAATCCGTAGTATGAAGCGGATTTGGGCAGGAAAAGGACTCGACGGTCTGTTAAGGCGTAGAGATAAAGAAGCAGATTTGGTGGCTTCTTGTTCATAGATAAAGTAGATAGTACTTGACAAGCCCATCGTATCGAATACGGTGGGCTTGTTAATTAAAGGGATGAGCTTAGAAATTAAAAATATTAATGTCAGTCGCCACGACATCTACGATTACGTATTGGGGTCTAGTGACTATGATCCTGTAGAAAAATGCATTGACCCTACATTGTACGAGACTTACTCTGATTTTATCTTAAAAATAGATGATCAAGAGTATTTGTACCAAGATGAAGATTACATTTATTTTTACAAAGAAATGTTTAAACTAAAGAGAAAAGCAGTAAACATGAGAACTTCTGAAATCTTGCGCTTATGCGAGGAGATCGAAGAAATCGCTCCAAGTATTGTAAAGTTATGAGACCTTTTGAAGAAAATTTTGCGAAAATGTTAGCTAGAAAATCTATGAACTACCAAGAATTAGAAAAGTTGGTCCTCGACTGGGGAAAAAACAAAGGCATTCTTGATTCCTCAACTCCGCTTCGTCAATTAGCGAAGACTCAGGAAGAGTTGGACGAAACAAAAATGGCTATTACTAAATTCATGTGTGCTGTTGATCATGTGCTTTTGGATGGTGTTGAGGATAAGGATGAAGCAATTAAAAGAGCTTTAGAAGAAGTGATTGATGGTGCTGGCGACATGCTTGTTACAATTATTTTGTTTATAGCATTGGCTAATCAGTTAACTAAGACTTACATTAATAAAGAAATTGATTCTACATCTTGTTTACAGGCAGCTTATGATGAGATCAAAGGTCGTACAGGTAAAATGGTAGATGGACTATTTGTAAAAGATTAGTTATGGAAGAGGAAATGTTGGTAATGGACGGATACGACGACTGTATTTTGGGTATAGTCGAGAGATTCGGTCAACCGCCAATATATTGTTACGACAAAGAAAAAGTTATTGAAAAGCTAAAATCAGATGGAATGACTGAAGATGAGGCTGTAGATTTTTTCTATTTCAATCAGGCGGGAGCATGGATGGGAGATACTACTCCATGTTTCTTGTCAAAAAACTATATCTCAGAAGACAATTAGATGAAAAAAACAAATACTTACGAGGCAAAAAAGAAGATCAGGCGTAGAGGCGTTCATGCTAAAAGCAAGACCTCTAAAATAAAAAGCTCCAAAAACTACAAAAAACCTTACAACGGTCAAGGACGTTAAATTTCCCCAAAAAGGGGGGTTTGTGTAATATAGCTTGCAAATACATTTATTATTATGGAAGCACTTACTCAATTTGTCGAAGGTCAGGTCTGGTTTAACTGGGCTACTGCTGTTATTGCTGCTGCTAGCACATTCGCAGCTTCTACTCCAACCCCCAAAGAGGGATCTATTCTTGCTAAAGTCTACAAAGTCATTGACTTTCTCAGTGTGAATATTGGAAAAGCTAAGGAAAAAGGAGATAAGTAAGACAAACCGTCTATCTTAATCAATAGAATCAGGCCATGAGAGTCATTATTTTGTCTATCATTACTTCTTTTTTTTGTTATGCGGCGATTTCTAATAAAGCCGATTCAAAAGAGGAAAGTAAAGAAGAGTCAAAATAAATCCTTTTTAAATATTTAAAAACCGTCCTACGGGACGGTTTTTTTTGTTATTTGGTCTTGAATTTCTCAAGCACTTACTTAAAATTAAGTAATGAGCTTAGAGCCTATCATTGATACAGTACAAAAATATCCTAAAGGATGGGGAGAGGAAATTTGGATCGCAAATAATGAGAAGTATTGCGGTAAAATTTTAAATTTTTTTAAAGGCGCAGAGTTCTCCATGCACTACCACATAAAAAAAGAAGAGACTTGGGCCGTCACAAAGGGGAAGCTCCTCTTGAAATACTATGATTTGACCAACGCAGAAGAAAAGCAAAGGACTTTAATTGTAGGAGATACAGTCCACTTGAAGCCTTGTGTCCCCCATAAGCTTATAGCTTTAGAAGAATCTTCTGTTTTTGAAGTTAGCACTCAACATTTTGAAGATGATTCTTATAGAGTTCAAAAGGGGAGCTCTCAGAAATGAAAAAAATTCTTATTATAGGAGAGAGTTGTTTGGATGTTTTTGTCTATGGTTCTGCTGATAGGCTTTGCCCAGAAGCTCCTGTACCAGTTTTCAGAGGATCTAAGTTGATTGAGTGCTCTGGCATGGCCTCTAATGTCCATAGGAACGTCATAGAATGCGTCAACGACTTAAATGAAGCAGGACTAGTAGATATTTTAACAAACGATAAGGAAGGCTCTAAGATTAGATATATAGACTCCTCTTCTAATCAAATGTTTTTACGTGTTGACTCTGATTCTTACAAAGAGCTCAACAAATTAAAATTGCATGAGGCAAAAATATGGAGTTATGATGCAGTGATTGTTTCTGATTATAATAAAGGCTACTTAACAAACAGAGATTTAAAATATATTGCAGATAATGCTCAAATGTCTTTCTTAGATACTAAAAAGAAATACAACGTAAAGTGGGCTGATTCATTTGACTTTATAAAAATCAACGAAAAAGAATACAGTGAGAATGGCTTTAAGGGTATGGGTATGCAGAATCTTATTGTAACTTTGGGGGCTAAAGGTTGTAGATTCAAGGGGAACAAATATCCTTTAAATTCTGCTGCTCAAGTAAGAGATGTGAGTGGTGCTGGAGATACTTTTCTTGCCGCTTTTGCGACTCATTATTTATTTAATTTAGATTTAGATTTAGCTATTGATTATGCTCAGTTTTGCTGTAGTATCGTTGTAGGGAAATCTGGTACAGCTACAATATGAATCATCCAAAAATAGTTAGCTCAAAAACAATTATTTATCAGTCCCAAATACAGGGTAAAAGGGTGGTTTTTACCAATGGTTGTTTTGATTTATTCCATGCGGGTCATGCTCATTTACTTCAATCTATAAAACAAGAACTTACTGATGATTTTGTGTTAGTTGTTGGGGTAAATGGAGATAAGAGTGTCAAAAAAAATAAAGGCCCAGATAGACCTATTATTAGTCAAGAACAGAGAGCCTTTCTTGTAGCTTGCCAAGAGAGTGTTGACTATGTGTTTATATTCAATGAGAAGACTGTAGAGAGTTATCTCAAACACTTTAAACCTTGGCGTTGGTACAAGGGTGGGGATTACAGTATTACAACTTTAGATCCTGTAGAGAGATTAGCTTGTGGTCAAACAGAAGTAAGATTTATTCCTTTCGCTGAAGATATAAGCGCCACTAAAATTATAGAAAAAATAAAAAAAATATGAAGACTTTTATTGTAGACATCGACGGGACTATTTGCACGGATAGTCGGGGCAGATATGAGTTAGCTCGCCCAATGAGTTCTCGTATACAATACTTTAATGATTTGTATAACAGGGGCAATGAGATTATCTATTGGACCGCTAGAGGAGGCAACTCTGGAAAAGATTGGTCCGAACTTACAAAGAAGCAGCTTGAGGACTGGGGAGTCAAATATACAGAACTAAGAATGAATAAGCCATCATATGATTTTTGGATTGATGATAAGGCTTATAATGGAAATAGGTTCTTTGACGAATTGTATTTTTAACTACCTGAATCTCCTGTGGTAGCATAAAACATAATATTATTTCCTGAAGTACTTATTTCTAGTATGTTCCCTGATCTTGGATCAGCACACAATGCCCTATATTGAATCTTTCCGTTTACTCCAGCTGAAAATCTTGGGTCCATAACTCCATGACCCTCTCCTTCTTCAGGAGGTTCATCCTCTGTGTAAAATTCATCAAATTTTTGGATGTGACCTCTAGCTCTAAAATGAATATTTTCACGAATATAAAGTTCTTCGATATTTCCTGCCTCCAAAATAGCTAAATCCAACTCAACGTTAGCTGGATCTTGTACTGGCATGTCATCTCCGTCTATTTCGCTTTGTGCAGTAAAGTTTTGGAAAGTTGAAAACCCACCTTGACCTTTTTCGATCCCAGCTTCTAAAACAGCTCCATCTTCATGGTCGAAAGAAATTTTTAATTTAAAGTTCTCTTTTTCTTCTCCTACACTGTGGTTCAATCCTGTTACGGGAAATCTGTACCCGCCTGCTCCGTAATCAAAGATATATCCTTGATTAAATGTGACTTCAAACTGCCTATTTCCTTCTTCACTAATTCCAGTTAGCCTTACTTCTGGCATGAATGGCTGTGTCATCCATGAAAAAGATGCAGTATCAGGAGGGTTTCCTACAAGATGGAATGTGCCAGTACTACTCATTACAGCAAAGAATATTTATTACATCTCCATTTTCTCCGAAGAAATATAGATGATCAAAATGATTAAAAGAATTATAATTAATGCATTTAATTTCTTTTTCTGGAAATTCGGCAGACCTTCCTAAAAAATATTTTTTACCTCCAACCTTCAGGGTGCCATCAGGCCAGAGGTATTGCTTTTCCGCGAAATAACAATCTTTTAATTGTGTATTGTGCCATGTTTCGATATAAGCAAACTCGTTATCGAAATCATGTCTCTTAGTTTCGATTTCTAATTTTTTCTTAACTATCGTTTTCACTAAAAGATTTTAAAGATTTTCATATAAAAAATCAAGATTATTTACCTTCTTCTTTATACTTCCCTTCTTTTTTCATCTTTTCGATGATCTTCTTTTGGAGTGCAGGAGGAAGTTTTTTCTGCTTCTCTGTTAATTCTCCTTTACTATCATCCATCATCATCGCTCTCATTTTGTCATAAGAAACAGCGCAAGCAGCATAAGTTTGTTTGTCATCCATGCTTGCAGTATCTGTAAACATCTTGTCGTCAGATGCACACATGCTCATGTATGATTTGTAGACTCCAGCTTCTGCTTCAGAATATTTCTTAGCAATAGTGACTTCCATTTCTCCAGCATCGTTGATGCTGGCCTTCGTTTCTAGGGGGTTGTCCATTTTTGACATAGCTTTTTCATGTTTATAATAATCCAGAGCAGCAGCAATGCTGTGGTCTGATACAGAAATTTTATCTTGCACCCAAGCTTCGACATCTTGATCGTCTGCCAACATATCGTGTAATTCTTGAGCCTTTGTTGCGATTGAATATAATGAACTTTTTACCATGCGACCTTCTTGGTCTTCAGCTTTTGATTCCATGGATTCATCATATTGAGTATAACAAACAGCAACACGTTGCTTATTATCCTTGAATTCTTCCTTGTCTGACAATTCAGAGACACAACGACCTACAAAGTCGTTCTTACTTTCTTCTTTATTTGGAGTTGGTAAAGGCATTGTTCTTTATTATAATACACTAGAAATATTAAATAAATGGAAAAAGTAGCTTTCTTAAATCTGACATTAAATTCCTTCAATCAAAATCACATTTGGAAAAAGTTTTTTGATAATGGAAGAGGTGATGATTTTAGTTTGTATATCCATCCTAAAGAGAGGAAGCCCAGTATATTTTCTGATTATTATATTGATAATTTAGTGCCAACAGCATGGGGACATTTTTCATTAGTTGAAGCTACTATAGAGTTAATGAAGTCTGCTTTAGAGGATGATCAGAATGAATATTTTACCTTGATTAGTGACTCGCATTTCCCCCTTTATGATTTAGACACGACAGTAGATTTGATTAAAAAAAGGTATAAAAAAACGACTTTTGCAAAACATTTTAGTTTTCACACAAAAGTTAAAAGTCAAAAAGTTTTTAAAGAGGGTGTTGTTGGCTATGATTTTGGTGAGTATAATGCAGTTTGTCAGTTTTTTGTTTGTCGCAGAAAGGATGTGGAGCAGTTTGTTGAAACTTTTGAATACTGGTCTCAGTTTTTTGTAAAAGAAAAAGTTATTTTTGCTGATGAATTTTATTTTTGGGGAATAGCAAAGCAACTAGGCATGGATTTTGAAATGGGACAAGCGACAACATACTCTGATTGGAGCGTCAGGAAGAATAATGATGGAACTCAAGACAGAAATCCTAGAGCTTTTAAGAAATTAAGTAAAGGGGAGCTTGACACTTACAGAAAATCTGGTTATATTTATGCGCGGAAGATAATGCCAAGCACCTTTGTAATGGCAAATCCGTTTAAATATTGATAAAATATGAAAAATACAGTAGAATTATTGGGGCATTATGGATCAGATGAAGTAATTGCCTGTTCCGCATGGACATCCACAAGTAGAAAACTAGATGAAAAGAAGCGAAAGAGAATTCCGAAGCTCATCAACATGCTTTGGAGCGAGGGACACGAGACACCCTTTGAAAAGGGCAGTGTCCACTTTCTTGTGGATTGCGATATTGCCTCTCATATTCATTTACTTAAGCATAGAATATCTTCTCTCAACGCTGAGAGCGCGAGGTACAAAGAGCTAAAAGAAGATAAAATTTTTGTCCCTGATGATTGGCCAGAGGCGTGGCAGAATGAATTGATGCTGTATGCTGCTCATGGGAATAAGCTTTATCATGAATGCATAGAAGCTCTTGAGTCTAGATTGGGGCGCAAACGCGCTAAAGAATCTGCTCGTTTCTTCAAGACTTACAATAGTCGTATTCAAGCTGATGTACAATTTAATATGCGTAGCTTTGCAAACTTTATTAAGTTACGGAAAAGTGAACACGCCCAGAAAGAAATTAGAGAAATAGCTGAAAAAATGCTTGATTTGGTTAAGGGTATTGAAGATAATCCGTTTGAACATACCCTAAATAGTTGGGGGTACTAACTACTGATTCTATGAAATACGCATATATTAATACAGTTGTAAACGATAAGAAGAAAAACAATGCAGCCCTTGTTTATTTTCAGATTAGTTCTGATGATGGTAGACATTTTCTTTTTACAGAGAACGAGCTAAAGAAAGCTGAAGCTCGCGCAAAAAAGAACCCAGAAGATCTTGACATTAGGGATCTTACCTTTACAAAAGATTAATTATGAAAAGTTTAAAGGTACTAAGTGATCCAGAAGAAACTTACGTAAGGACTGTCTGGTATTATCATGCAGAAATTGATGGCAAGAGAATTGTCGTTCAAGGTGATGAAACTTGGGATGGTGCAGATTATTGTATTTATCACTATGATGAAAATTGTCGCGATGGCATTGGAGAGGAATTAGATGGTGAAGAACATGATGAGCTTTATGAGGAGCTTTCAGAAGCTGGTCTGTTCTCTCAGGGTGTTGAAAAAGGGTGGGATATTCCTTTAACTTATGGTGAAGATGAGTAATGAGCAAAACTCCTGACAATTTTCTTAGACCACCAGAAGAGGAGATCATATCTGATGACGATTTGTTTATTAGATTAGATTATTCCTCTACAAAGTATTATTTAGATGATTCTTGCAAAAAGCTCCACAGGAACCATGGGCCAGCAGTTATTTATAATAATGGTAGTGTAGAATATTGGAGGCAAGGTCAATTGCATAACATTTCTGGTCCAGCTATTGAGACGAGTCGGGGTAAAAAAGTATACTATTTATATGGGCGCAGGTTAACTCATCAGCATTGGTTCTTATTCAAGCAAAGATATTCTCTTGACAAAGGGTCAGAAAATAGTGTAATAAGGGTACATGAAAATTACGGGGACACAGAAAGTTGAAATTAACATCTCAGAAAGCCAAAGGCATTTGATTGCTATAGACTATATATCAGAGGTTTTTGACTGGGATTCCGATTATTTTATTGAAGATGGTTGGGTTATTAAAAGAGAGATAGCCCATACTTCACATAGCTTCGAAATGAACAATAAGGTCAGGGAAGCAACAAAAGGAGATCAGTGTCTGTATGATATCTTTAAAACATTAAAGAAACAGGTGTTCTAACTGTAATTATGGTACCAAATATTTGTCACTTTATCGCGGGGATGTCCCCTGATGAAGAATTTAAATTCGTTTATTATATTGCAGCTTTATCATGCTTAAAGGTCAATAAGCCTGAAAAAATAAATTATTTTTATTCTTATGAGCCCCATGGACGTTGGTGGGAGGAGTTAAAAAAGATAAAAGAAGTAGAATTCCATCAGGTTCCTTTGCCGACTCATTTTGGAGAAAAGGAAATTATTCACCCCCAGCATAGAGCTGACAAATTAAGGATGGAGATTCTTAAGGAGTATGGTGGGGTATATCTAGATTTCGACACTGTATGCGTTAAGCCTTATGAGGAATTATTGCAATTCAAATATGCTATGGGTGTGGAGTCCCTAACTGCGCTATGCAACGCAGTAATATTTTCAGAGCCAAACGCTGAGTTTTTAGATTTGTGGTCTGAACCTTATGCCGAAACTTTTAAACCAAAAGGCTGGGGAGAAGCTTGTGTCAAGTTGCCAGTTAAAGTAGCGAATGAAAATCCATCAAAAATAACTTTACTGAAGCCAGAGCTTTTTTACAGACCAATGTGGTATGAAACAGAAAAAATATTTTACAATATCTGCCCAGAAGTACCCAAAGATCTAATAATCTTGCACCTTTGGAATAAAATGTCTTTAAAATATATAAATCAAATTGACAGCCTTGATTGGGCAAGGAAAAATTCCCATACTATGTATGGGAAAATATTACTTAGACTTGGTTTTTAGTCTTAACCGTCAAAAACACTACCATCTCCCGTGTAGCGTAGTCCTGCATCATAAGGGGAAATATAAAGAGATTCTGGCATGTTCAGGTCTCTTATTTTTTTATTGAATTCACGAACAATATGATCATTCAGTTCAGAGGCATCATTTGTACCATAAAAACCAGTGACTTCTGCCCTGTAACTAACCCAATCTCCAGAAGTTAAACTGAAGTCGCAGTGAATCTCTCCTTGTTTTTGTCTAGGCATATTATTCTATACACAAAAAAGTCGCAAGTTTAAGCGGGATTTGGCCAAATAAGGGGGGCGCAATAAGCTTACGAAAAATAATATTCAACGGCATCATTTGAAATCGGAAATGTATAAGAAAAATCCAATGTTGCATTTCCGTCTAAATCGTGAGAATGACTCACAGAATTTAAAAAACAATTATAAACTTTTATATTTAAATTTGGATTTTCAGAAGATGATCCCAAAGGAGTTTCTGGTATTACAAATGTAAAGTTTCCTTTTTCTACCACCAAGTTTGATAGATCCATTGTGTCATCTACATTATTTTTGATTACAGATATGTTTAAAGATCCTTGTGCTGGTAAAACTGGATATCTTCTTTTTGCTCCTCTTTGGCCAACTCTAATTGTAGCTCTTCTTTCTATTCCAACAGAAAGAGAAATAGATTGAATAGGAAAGTCTGTAGAATTAATTCCTTCATCAAGGGTGGTGGTTAATGTAATATCTTGTGGTCTAAAAATATTTATTTTTGAAGAGTCTAGATCTAAATCAATTAGTGAGTTACCTTCACTAACTGACAAAGAATCACACTGGTATCCATAAGAACCACGAGCCAATTCTCCTACGCTAAAGTCCAGAGAGAAGTTGGTTAAGTTTGCTTTTGAAAAAGTGGTTCTGGCAGTAGCATCTTTGAGTTGAATGGTTGATTCATCAGAACTTAAAAACTTCAAGTAGTTACCATTTGTATCTAAAACATGATCATTAACAATGAAGCTAATAGATGTATCAATGGGTTGATCTGCGGTTAAAATATAATCCTCTTGTTTGTAAGACCCAAGTTTTCTCAGTTCTTGAACATTCTTTGGATTCTCATAGCTGAAAGATTGAACTCCCCTAATCAAAGTGCTATCGATGTAGACTTGACTTTCATGAGAGTGAACTCTAGTTGCAGAAGGCATGTAATATATTACACAAAAAAACCCACTCCCGTAGGAGTAGGTTTTTGAAGGTGTGAATTTTTAATCGTTTTTAGTTCTCTTTTGAGGCTCTTTTTTCTTTGAGCATCGCCTTTGCCAAAATCGCATAGTTGACAATATCATCACAAGCGTCTTCAACGGTTTCGTTGGGGACTTTCAATTCATTGTCATTAGTGAATGAACGAATCCTTTGAATCTTATCAATCACTCTTAGTAGCAATCCTTGCACTGGATCGATGTTAAGAATTGACGATGCGTTAAAGTTGGCGAATGGATCAGTAGAGGTCGATCCACCAGTATAATCGCTGTTCTTTTTCTTCATGATTTCCCTACAAGTATTGCAGGTTTCTTCATGGAGTTTCAGTAGTTCTTCTGTTGTCATAATAAATTAGAGTATTTTGAATTCGTAGTATCCAGCTTTGTTTAATTTCTTTTCAAGCCTGTCTTTTATTTTGGCGTGTGCTTTTATTTCTTTAACTTTATTAGAAATGATATAATGCAATAGCCTATCAGAAATTTTATTTTGATAGCAATATGCAATAGCATTTTCTCCTCTGCTCATTTTTTCAGCAACTTGTGCTGGAGTTTCAACCAAGTGCAAAACTTTATCTTCATGATCGAATTTTACTTTTGGCAAGCATATTGGATAAACAAAGTCGTGAGCAGCTGCTTTTAATCCTTTAAAGCCACCTTGATTATTCAATTTCGCTTCATAATAACCAGCAATATAATTA